TGGCTCGTTGCGCTAACCAAAGAGGTAGTTAATTATGGCTAAATTTTCTAAAAAAATTATGGGTAAAGAAGTAGGTTCTGCTGCTGTTTATGCTGAGCCACACACCATGAAAGGCACTGCAATAAGTGCAAAAGATGCAATGAAAGCTGTTAGCCGCAAACCTGATCCAAACACTTTAAAAGCTACGGACATGAAACCAGGTGGTCAACCTGCTCCACGTGTAAGCGCTGGTGATCCAGATCGTGACGATGTAAAAACTTCTGGTATTAAAATGCGTGGTACTGGCGCTGCTACTAAAGGCGTTATGTCTAGAGGCCCAATGGCGTAATGAACTACAACGAACTTTTTTCGCAAATACAAAGCTATACGGAAAATCAATTTCCGGAGTTTTACCTTGCCAATGGAAGCACGATCAATGTAACTACACAGATCAACACTTTTATTCAGCAGGCAGAAGAGCGCATCTATAACACGGTGCAGATCCCTTCTTTACGTAAAAACGTTACGGGTAACTGTTCTAGCACTAGCAAATACTTAGCATGCCCAAATGATTATCTGTCTACCTATTCATTGGCAGTTATCAAAGCGGATGGCAGTTATGAGTACTTGCTAAATAAAGACGTTAACTTTATCCGTCAGGCATACCCAGACCCAACAGATACAGGACTGCCACGATATTATGCTTTATTTGGTTCTAGACTAAACGACCCCAATGAATTAACTTTTATTCTTGGCCCAACCCCAGATGCTGCTTATGGCGCTGAGTTACATTATTTCTATTACCCAGAGTCTATTGTTACTGCTAGTACATCTTGGCTTGGCGATAACTATAGCCCCGCATTGCTTTATGGATCTTTAGTTGAAGCTTATACCTATATGAAGGGCGAACCAGATTTACTTGTCACATATAATACTAAGTATCAAGAGGCATTAGGTCAACTGAACCGTTTAGGAACCGGACTTGAAAGAGGCGATGCCTATAGAGACGGGCAAGCTAAGATCCCAGTAAACCCGTAACACCACTAATTTTTAGGAGCAAAAAATGGCAATTACCCAAGCAATGTGCGACTCGTTCAAGGTGCAAATCCTTGCCGGTCAACAAAACTTAACATCAGGCGCAACAGCAGTTTACAAGCTGGCGTTATACACAAGTGCAGCAACATTAAGCAATGCAACAACCGCTTATACAACGCTGAATGAAGTGTCTAGCTCTGGATCTAACTATACTGCTGGCGGAAATACATTGACAATTAGTACAAGCCCAACTAGTACAGGTAACGTAGCATTCATGTCTTTTGCAAATAGCTCATGGACAAATGCAAACATTACTGCTAACGGCGCTTTGATCTATAACAGCACTGCAAATACTGCGGTTGCGTCATTGGCTTTTGGTGCAGATAAAACTGCCACCAACGGTACATTTACTGTTATTTTCCCAACAGCCGATTCTACAAACGCTATCATCCGTATTGCTTAATAGGAGCTTTAAATGGCTCTTATTCTTTCGGATCGTGTAAAGGTCAATACCACTACAACTGGTACTGGCACTGTTGTCCTTGGAAATGCTGCGACTGGCTATCAGTCGTTTGCGGTTATTGGCAACAACAACACTACTTACTACACCATTGCTGGTCAAACTAGCGACGAATGGGAAGTAGGTATTGGCACGTACTATTTAGCCAACAGTTCTTTATCAAGAGATACGATCCTGTCATCAAGCGCTGCTAATGCTGCAGTTACTTTTGGTGTTGGTACTAAAGATGTATTTGTTACTTATCCAGCAGAACGTTCTGTTTATTCTAATGCAACTAGCGTTGTATCTTTAACTGATACCGAATTTAGTCTTTCAAACGCTTCTGATGCAACTAAACAAGCTAGATTTAACGTTGGTAATTTAGGTACTAATAATACTATTGCGTATACCTTACCGTCTAATGCAACAGCTAATACCGCAGTTACTTTAGCTGGATTAAACGTTATACAAACATTTAGTGCTGCTCAAACATTTGGCACTAATGTAACCCAATCAGCAGGTTCTTATACATATAGTTCAACGGGGGCAAACTGGGCTGCTACGGCGCAAACAACTGGAACATTTACAGTAGGCGGCCTAGCACAAACTGGAACTATTGGCGTAGGTCAATCAAATGCAACACAGATAACAAACCTTGCCAATGGCGCAACAATAGCTGCTTCTACCAAAACATTAAACATTGGTACTAACGGTGTTTCTGGGTCTATAACAAACATCACAGTAGGCTCTGCAAACGGTACAACTGTTAATGTTCTTGGTAACCTAACCGCTACTTTAACTGGTGGCTCTATTAACAACATGACTATTGGCGCAACAACTGCCAATACTGGTTCATTTACAACGATTACTGCTAGTGCAAATATTACATTAGGTAACTCTACAATACAAAATTCTGTTGGAAATTTAGTCTTTACAACTGGTGGAGCTAACGTAACTGCGTTTTCTATAGACCCAAACCAAGTTAGTTCTTTCTTTAGTTCTATTGAAGAAAAAGCCACAATATCTGCTACTGCGGCAGGGGCTAACGTTAACTTGGACGCTATTACCCAAAGCATTTTGTATTACACAAGTAACGCAACTGCAAATACTACAATCAATATTCGTGGTTCTGCCACAGTTCCGCTAAACAACATATTAGCAAACGGGCAATCCATAAGCGTAGTGTTTATGAGTACCCAAGGAAACACTGCTTATTATGTCAATGGATATCAAATTGATGGGGTTGGAGTAACTCCTAGATGGCAAGGCAACTCTGCGCCAACTACTGGTAACGCTAGGAGTATTGATGTTTATTCTTTTACTGCAATTAAGACAGCTAATGCTACCTATACAGTTTTAGCCTCTCAAACACAGTTTGCATAAAATGCCATTTCTAGCAGCCCGTGGTGCATCTATGAAAGCCTTTGGACTTACTGGCGGTAAAGCCCCATATCAAATTACTTATCTTTTAATTGCAGGTGGTGGCGGAGGTGGCGCTGGAGACAACGGAAATGGCGGCGGTGGTGGTGGCGGAGCAGGAGGGTATTTAACAAGCACTACTCGATTATCACCTAGGACTATTTATACAGTTACTATTGGTGGTGGTGGCGCTAGTAATTCTAATGGAACAGACACTACTTTTACGGGGCTAACTACTGCTGTTGGTGGTGGTAAAGGGCAAATTAACGCTGCTGGCTCAGGCGGTTCTGGTGGCGGTGGATCACGGCAATCTGCTGGCGGAGCTGGTACAGCAGGACAAGGAAATAATGGTGGTACAAACGTAGGCAGCGGAACAAATGATTGCGGTGGTTCTGGAGGTGGAGGAGCAGGTGCAGCAGGAACCTCTAATACCGGTGGATCTACAACAGGACAAGCTGGAGGAAACGGCGCAGATTCTTCTATTACTGGCACTTCTGCTAATAGAGCTGGAGGTGGTGGCGGAGGTTCTCATGGCGGTGCTGGAGGTGGTTTAGGTGGCGGCACAAGCGGTGGATCTGGTGGTCAAAATGGCGGTGGTCAAGCTGGTGGGGTTAACACCGGTGGCGGCGGAGGCGGTGGCGGTCAGGTTTCTCCAAGCGGAAGTGCTGGTGGTGCTGGTGGTTCAGGAGTTGTTATTCTTTCTGTACCCACAACTAACTACAGCGCAACCTATACTGGTTCAAATGTAACTGTAACAACCAGCGGAGCAAATACAATTATACAATTTAACGCAAGCGGTACATATACAGCTTAAAGGAGCAATAAAACATGTCATATTTTGCAAAATGTGAGGCAACTTCTGAAGCCTCTAAATTTTTAGTGTCTGAAGTTATTTCAGCGGATCAAGAGTTTGTTGATACTCAACCAGGATTTTGGGTGCAAACTTCATACAATACCTATGGAAATGTGCATTATGCACCATCTCCTCCAGCAGAACCAGGAACTCCAGACGGCGGAACCCCGTTACGTGCAAACTATGCTGGTATTGGTTATACCTACGATAACTCTTATGTTATTGATGGTGTTGTAGGAGTATTCTATGCCCCACAACCTTACCCATCTTGGATTTTAAATACTTCAACTTTTTTATGGGAAGCTCCAGTTCCATACCCAACAGACGGTGGAGACTATTCATGGGATGAAGCTACATTATCTTGGGTATTAGTACCAACTCCTTAAGGGTTTAAAACCTAGCCATGTTTGGATTTAATCCTTTTGCCTCTGCCCCGTTTGCCGATATAGGCGAAGTTGCTACAACAGTAAGTGTAACTGTATCCGTAACAGGTGTACAGGGTGTAGGACAACTCGGAAGTGAAACCATATCTGCTGGGGCAAATGTATCTATAACAGGTGTTCAAGCTGTTGGACAAGTAGGCTCAGTAAATACTACAGCCGATGCAAATGTACTAGTAACAGGCGTAGTTGGGGTAACCCAGTTAGGTACTGCTTCTGTAACCGCAGCCGCAAACGTACCCGTAACAGGTGTTCAAGGAATTGGTCAAGTTGGCACTGCAACAGTAGCCGCAAACTCTGATGTATTTGTTACAGGCGTTCAAGGTAATACTCAGCTAGGTACTGTTTCTGTAACAGGCACAGGAAATATAGTTTTAACGGGCGTACAGGGCGTTGGTCAGCTAGGTAATGTATCAATTGAATTAAGCCAAAGAGTATCTGTAACTGGGGTTCAAGCGGTAGGTCAAGTAGGCACTGTAACTACTCAAGCCAATGCAAATATCTACTTAACAGGCGTTCAAGCTCAAGGTATAATCGGGCAAGTACTTGTTTGGGGACAGATTCCGGATGTGCCGGACCCCGGCTGGACAAATATAAACGACAATTCAACGTCTGGTTGGAGTCAAATACCAGATAATGCAGTAACAGACTGGGAACTTATAGCAGCATAAAGGAAAATACATGCCATCAACCTATTCAACATCGCTGAAACTTCAGCTAATTGGCACCGGCGAACAGGCCGGTACTTGGGGTACTACAACCAACACTAATCTAGGAACATTGCTTGAACAGGCAATTACTGGCGTTATTACCATTCCTATGGGCGATGCAACTTATACTCTGTCCAACTTCAACGGGTTGTCAGATGAAGCTCGTAATGCAGTATTAATCCTTAATGGTCCTATTACTGCGCCGCAATTCTTGGTTGCTCCACCGGGTCAGCAAAAAGTCTATATTGTTCGTAACCGTACAGGAAATACAGTAACCCTGACTACAGGAACTGGATCTAATATTAGCGTAGCAAACGCAGCTAGTGAAGTGCTTTTTACAGACGGCGCAAACGTTTTCAGCGCTACTCAGTTTAACTTTGTTAATGGTGACTTGACAATTACAGGCACAGCTACTGCAAACAACTTAGTAGCTACAAACAACATTACCCTTGGAAAAGATTTATTTGCTAACTCTAGTACAGGACAAGTTTATCTTCCAACTGGTAATACAGCCCAAAGAACGGCATCCCCAATTGTTGGCTTGATTCGTTACAACACCACCGGTCAATTCTATGAAGGCTATACCAACGCAGCTTGGGTTCGATTTACTGTTGCACCCCAAAACAATTATACAATTACTTATGTCATTATTGCTGGTGGCGGCGGCGGTGCTGGTGGTACAGGCGGCGGTGGCGGTGCTGGTGGTATGTTGCAAGGTTCATTTACAGCTACTCCAACAATTACTTATACATTAGCTATTGGTGGCGGTGGTGGCACAAACACAAGCGGAAGTAATAGTTTTATTACTGGCATTGCAACTGCAACTGGTGGCGGTAATGGTGGCGCTTCAAACAATTCCCCTAACGCTGGTAGCGGTGGTTCTGGTGGTGGTCAAGGTATTAACCAATTTGGTGGTTCACCTGGGGCTGGTATTTCAGGCCAAGGTTTTGGTGGCGGTTCAGGTAGCGCTGGCGCAGCTAGTTTTAGTGGTGCGGCAGGTGGTGGTGGTGGTGGCGGTGCGGTAGGGGCAACTGCACCTAGTACCCAAACTGGCGGAGCCGGTGGCGCTGGAAACGTAACAACTATTACTGGTACAACTTTGACATTTGCTGGCGGTGGCGGTGGCGCTGCCGATGCAGGTAACGCAGTTCCAACTGGAGGCGCAGGTGGTACAGGTGGTGGTGGTAGCGGTAGTGCTGGTTTCACTACAGGTGGCAACGGTACTGCAAATACTGGTTCAGGTGGTGGCGGTGGTCAAAGTGTAGGCGGTTCTGGTGGTTCAGGATTAATCTATATTTCTATGCCTACAGTTAACTTCTCTGGTAACTACACAGGTTTACCAACAATTACTACAAGCGGAGCAGAGACCATTCTTAAATACACTAATTCTGGTACTTACATAGCATGATTATTGAACAGCAAGCTAAAGAGCTATCGTCAGACGTTACAGAAGTGGCAACTAAGATTGAAATCCTTTGCCCTAATTGCAGCCGTGATGTAGATGAAGCCGAATTGACCGCAAAGCGTTGTAATGACTGTGGTGCTGACTTATCTACTCCAGAACAAAACGTAGCTGTTGCGGTTACTTCCGTGCCTGTTATCGGTATTACTTGGTAATATGCGGCGCAAGACTATAGGTGCTATGCATTCAAAGACCATATGGTTTTCTCTTGCAATGATGGTATTTGGGGCTGTTGAAATGTATTTCCCGTATTTAAGGGACAACATTGATCCCAAGTATTATGGCCCTATTTTTATGGCTATTGGCATCACCTGCGCAGTTTTACGCTTTGCAACAACTTTACCTTTGGACAAAAAATGAACAAACTTTTATATTGGCTAGTATTAGTACCTGTTAACTTAGTCGGCACGGTTTTAACGTTTCCACTGGCATTCATTATTGGTATTATGTACAGCACTCAAATCGGCTGGTGTAATAACGGCACGGTCTGGGAATCAGGTCCACGCCTGTTCTCTTTCCTATCTTGGTGGCAAACACCTGATAACAGCTTAGATGGCGACCAGACTTTCCGTGCATCACACAACCCTTGCTGGTGGTCTAAGGTTCAATGGCTATGGCGTAACCCATTCTATGGCTTTGCTGTTAAGTACTTACACGGTACAGAAGGCATGACTTACCAGGGCGACATCAACTGTAATGAGCAGAATGAAGGCACTATCCGTGTTGAGGGGCAAGGTCTATGGCAGTACAACAGCTATCACCATGTCTTTGGCAAGATGATGATCCTAAACTTCGGACATAATATCCGTGCTTTAGTTGATCCAGCATTCATCAATGATCCTAATAACAAGGACTTCATTGCCAACTACCCGGCAACTTTTGCGTTCACTATTAGGTTCGTCTAATGTTTCCATTGCCGATTTCAACGTGGATCATGGTTGGCCTCTCAGTGGTAGCGCTGGGGGGTTTTGGCTATGGTAAATACCAATCTGCTAAATATGATGCCTATGTTGCTAAGACAGAAGCGGCAGCTAAAGAGCAGGAGTTTATTAATAAAGCAAAGGCTAGAGAAGCCGAGCAAGTAACTGAAAAGGTGAAAAATGATTACCAAAACAAGTTGGATCTTATTAAGCGTACTTATGGTGGGATGCGCCTCCCCAGTACCAGTCAAACAAGCCAAGTTCCCGGAGCCACCAGTGGTCTTGATGGCACCCCCACCGACCCTAAATTTATTGAAAAATGTGCAATAACTACGCAACAACTGGTTTCTTTACAAGCATGGCTTAATGAACAGATAGGCATTTTTAATGCAAAGCAATTTTAATAGGTCTTTGCTCCTATTGTTAAAGCACGAAGGAAACTTCGTAAACCACCCATCTGATCCTGGAGGGATGACAAACCTTGGTGTAACTGCTAAAGTATGGGAAAGTTGGGTCGGACATCCTGTAGACGAGAAGCAGATGAGGGCGTTAACTCCGGATGATGTAGCACCTTTATATAAAAGGAAATACTGGGATGCTTGCAGAGCTGATGAGTTTGTATCTGGTCTTGACTACGCTGTTTTTGACTGCGCTGTTAATTCCGGGGTCGGGCGTGCCGTTAAATTGTTGCAGGGTTGTGTTGGGGCTGCTGTTGACGGTGGTATTGGCCCAGCTACTATGGCTGCCGTAAATCAAGCGGTGCCGACTAGTCTTATAGAAGACTTCTGTGATGCTCGGTTAAATTTCTTACGGGCGTTAAATACTTGGCCTACTTTTGGTAGGGGCTGGGAACGTCGTGTAAATGAAGTAAAAGAAGAAGCACTAAGGATGTTAGGGTAAACCCGTATGGCACTAAAAAAAGTACAACTACGCCCCGGCCTTAATAGAGAAGGTACCGACTATGCCAACGAAGGCGGGTACTATGAC